AGGCGGTGATAACGTGGATTACACAGTACACAACGTCAACATCGACGTTACCATTAACGGCAAACCAGAAAACGTAAAACGGGAAATACAAGAAATGGCTAAACTGGCGGATGAATTAAAAAAAGAGTACAGACTATGCTGCACTCTTAATTTAAAAACGACAATTAACGCTGACGAGGATTGTTTGCAATGCCATCAACAACTGCATGAATGTCCCGATATGCCTTGCAAACGTTCTCAACACTAGTAAGTTTCCCGTTTTCAATCAAGGCAATCACAATTTCTTTCGTAATTTGCAATTCTTCCATGAATCTCACCTCACTTTCAAGTATATTCCCTACACAACATTATACCAGATAAGAGGCGAGTAACCAATGAAGAATAACGTAAAAAAAGTCAGACAGCAGAAAGGAAAGTCGCTGTACTGGCTGGCAAAAAACACCGGACTGGCATACCGCAACTTGTGGGATGTGGAACACGGTGCAGACGTAAAGCTTTCCACCTTGTACCGGATTGCAGAAGCACTCCAATGCGAGGTTGCAGATTTGATTTGAAAGGAGCAGAAGCATGAACGAATTAAAAGTTTTCAACAACCCTGAATTTGGACAGGTACGGACGTTCGATAAAGGCGGCGAACCATGGTTTGTTGGAAAAGATGTAGCTGATATTCTCGGATACCAAAACGGTAGTCGAGATATTAATCGCCATGTAGATGATGAGGACCGTTGCAAGAATATGGTATCGGATGGCACACAGCTCAAAGAAACCATCCTCATCAACGAATCCGGTCTCTATAGCCTGATACTCTCTAGCAAGTTACCAACAGCGAAGAAATTCAAGCATTGGGTTACAGCAGAAATTCTTCCGGCAATCAGAAAGACCGGCGGGTACATCGCTAACGCCGAAACAATGACGGATGCAGAAATCATGTCTAAGGCCTTACTGATAGCTAAGCAGACAATAGAAAGTCGAGAACAACGTATCCATTCATTAGAAGTGGAAACGGAACGTATGAAGCCGAAAGAAATATTTGCCGACGCGGTCAGTGCTTCCAACTCTTCCATTTTGATTGGTGACTTAGCTAAAATCCTGCACGGCAACGGCATCAAGATCGGCCGCGGACGCTTATTCGCATGGATGCGTGAACACGGTTTCCTCATCAAGCAGAAAGGCACGAGTTACAACATGCCGACACAGAGAGCAATGGAATTAGGATTATTCCGGGTAAAGGAAGGCTCTTACGTTGATGGTAAAGGGAACAACATCATTACCAAAACGACAAAGGTTACTGGAAAAGGTCAGCAGTATTTCATTAACAAATTCCTGGCTGGGGAGGTATGACCCATGAAAATGGCCTATAGCACGGAAGAGTTGCAGAAGCTCTTCCACTACTCCCGGAACACCATCAGCCGGATGGAGAAAGACGGCAGGCTTCACCGCCTGTACGGACTTCCCGGCGTATGGTACCGGGCAAGCGATGTGCGAGAACTTTGCGAATTCGAGGAACCTGCTCACAGTGATGACGAGTGGGAAGCTGTAACAGCTGAATTGTTACGGCTCAAAGATGAATGTTCAGAATTACGGCGGCGGCTTGAAAATGTGCAAATCGCCGCCTGCGGAGGTGAGAGCAAGTGAAGCATCAGGAAATCACAATTCCCGACTGGGTGAACCGCAAGAACGAAATTCAAATTCCAGGTTGGGTAAACGCAAAAAAGCCGCTACCTGAAGTGGAAGCGGCTGAAGAAAATGAGCTATCAGAAACCGTCTGGCTGGCGGCGTTCCTGATACTCGGGGCCATCATCATTGGCCTTATATAAGGGAAAAACCGCTCTAGGAGAGCGGCATGGGTAGATGTTCGGCATCTACGCGTCTATTTTAGCAGAAAGGACAATAAAATGCAAATGACATACAGGGAATACGTCATAAAAGATGCTATCAAGGCATCGGAAATAGTCGGTTCCAGACTGAAAGGTCTTGAAGACCTGAACGAATATGAACGTCCTCACAAGCTTCTGGATTTAAAAGAAGCCATGGATGATTTGACGATTCTGGTAGCAAAAGCCAGAAAAGAAGTGGAGGCGGAAACATGGGACGAGAATTAGAAAACGGCATGGTAAGCGGTGCTTATACATGCGGCATTGACTACTACAATCTGGGCGGCGATTGCCCTGACTATGACGAAGACGAAATGGAGGACGAAGAAGATGACGACGAAGACGAATGAAATCAAGGCAGTAGCACCGGAAATTACCAATCAGCCTGTAGGCCTGTCCTGGAATATGGACGACGTAAAAAACTACTTAAAGGCCATTACGGAGAAGTACCAGAATCTCGTTGTAACCGACGAAAACGTAGAGGAAAGCAAGAAAACCTTGCGTGAAATCGTTTCATTACGTACCGGATTGAAACGGTTCGAGAAGAAGGGTAAAGACCTTCTGAATGCTCCTGTACGGCAATTCAAGAGCCAGTGTGAAGAGCTGGCGATCATTATCGAGGACGTAGAAAAGCCGTTACGGCAACAGCTCGATTTGTACGAACAGGAACGCCTTGAACAGTTACAAGAGAAGATTGACAAGGAAATAGAAAGCAAGGCCATGTCCGCCGGGCTTACCGCCGATGAACTGGCCATGTTCAACAGTGACCAACGCTGGTACAACAAAACGGCTAAATGGTCGGAAATCTGCATCGGCATTGACCGGGAAATTGCCCGACTGGCAGATATCAAGAAGGCCAATGAAGAAGCGGCAAAAATCAGGGCTGAACGCCTTGATATCATCCGCCAGTACGTAATACTGGCTAACATGCAGTACCAACTGCAAACGCCTGTAGCGGAAACCATCGCTGAACATTTTGGCGATGACGAAAGTCTGGGTGATATCAAGGACGCCATCTTTAACATTGCCAAAGAAAGATGGGAGATAGAACGGAAAGCGGCGGAAGCTGCTAAGCCGGAACCTATCCCGGAACCTATACCGGAAACCATCCCAGAACCAGCCATGGAACAGCCGGAACCGGAAGAACAGCCAGTCTATCAGACACCTGAACAGCCTGCACCTGAACAGAAGGAAGAACGGTTCAATTTAAAGATTATGTTCGAAGGCGTGACTGGGAAGGAAGTCAGCGAAATTCAAGAAAAATTAGATCGCTACGGATTCAAGTATGACGTGATTGGAGTGGAAGACTATGAATGAACATTATGAAGCATTAAGGCGACCGCCTCAGGAAGCACTGAGAACTATAGAGTTTGGAGCATTAAAGGGGAAGAGCGACATCAATCCCCAGTGGAAATATGAAGCAATGACGGAAGAGTTCGGATTGTGTGGCATTGGCTGGAAGTTCGAAATCGCCGACAAAGAAACGGTCCCAGTTACACAAACCGGAGAAATGATGATTTTCGTAGTAGTCAATCTGTATGTCAAGGATGGGGAATCATGGTCCGCCCCCATCCCAGGATGCGGCGGCGACTTCCTTATAAAAAGAGACAAGAACGGAATGCACGGGAACGACGAAGGATTAAAGATGGCCATAACGGATGCGCTGGGAAACGCCGCCAAAATGATTGGTGTTGCGGCGGATGTCTATCGGGGCAAGTTTGACACAAAGTTTAATAAGCGCATGGATAATGCGAACCAGAGCCGTTCTAACTCACAGAACACCCCTGCCAAGGGTAATCATACTCAGGCCGGGGTAAAAGACCCAAAAACGCCGCCCCAGCAGGCACAGCCGAAAAAAACACCCACTACAGTTCACGACTACTATGAACTGACGATTGAATGGTCACGGGAACATAGAGCGATTGCTTTTATCGGGCCATTGCTCAATGAAAAATTCCATAAAGGGAAGTTCGAAGAACTCACCTTACCAGAAGCACAAGCGTTTTACAACAATCTGGAAAGCCTTGTGAAAGAAGCACAGGCCAAAGACGACGAAATTCTTGAAAAGAGTATGGCATGAAGTGGAAATCTAAAAGCATACAGGTGCTGAAAGGGATCGGGGGCATGATGCTCCTGATCCCGGCACCAAAAGACGAGGAACTGAATTTAATCAAGACGGACGTAGAGTACAGCATAGAGCTGAAACGTCCGGGAAGAAAGAGAAGCCTTAATGCAAACGCCTATTGTTGGCTGCTATGCCAGCGGATCGCGGAGAAAATCAGCCGTGACGGGCAGTATGTCAGTAAGGAAGAAATATACCGGGAGGCGATACAGGACTCACAAAGCTTCATGCCGGTATGTGTACAAACCAAAATTGCCAACGACGTTATTCGTAAGTGGCACCACAACGGAATAGGCTGGACGGCAATCAATGCCGGGGACAGTAAGATAAAAGGCTGTACCGTCCTGCATCTGTATGCCGGTTCCAGCTCCTACACCGTCGAGGAAATGAGCCGACTCATTGATTGTCTGGTTGATGAAGCTCATAACGTCGGTGCCAGTGTCGAAGATAGCGAATATATACAGAACCTTTTGAACGACTGGGGAGATGAGGACAATGATTGATTTTTGGCCAAGGAAATGCAACATATGCGGAGGGCCGGTGAAACTGGTTGATTACTCTGCCGTGTATTCCGCTGAATATGCCAAACAACACCCCGGAAAAGTTTATTTATGCCAAAAATGTAAAGCTTATGTTGGGACTCATTTCCATTCCAACAGGGCGTTAGGAATCCTTGCAGACAAAAAGACGAGAATTGCCAGACGGTACTGCCACGATCTATTTGACAGTTTCTGGCACGGAAAACGACACGCTCATAAAAAACGCGTTCGGGCGTATGAAGAACTGGCCCGTCGAATGAACATCCCCGTCGGGGAATGTCATTTCGGATGGATGACTGTTCCAGAGATGAGAATTGCCTATCGCCATCTGCTTGATATGAAGAAAGGAGGATGGGGATGAACAAGCGGAAACGCAAGGATGACGCCTTGCTAAAAAAGAACCGCCTGCCAGCGTATGAACGGGCAAACGGAATATGCGAACTATGTAAGTGCGCAAGAGGGACTGACGTCCACCACATAATTTTTCGTTCCCATTGCGGGACTAGCAACTTGAATAATTTGGCTCTATTGTGCCCCGCCTGCCACCGAAGGGCACACAGCGTAGAAGCCAGAAAGGTACGAGAAAAGCTTTTAGAAGAAAGGAGTAAAGATGGAACGATATAAATTAGGCGATATAGACAATGAACGATTTTATATGTTGCCAAAAGGCTTGTTTATGGGTAAGTATTCAACACTCAAATTAACTTCTAAAGTTATTTACGCATTCTTGAAAGACAAAATGAAGCTGTCTCAAAAAAATGGATGGATTGAACGCAATGGAGACGTGTATTTGATGGCAAATCAAGATTACGTAGCAGACAAACTCAACCTTTCAACAAAGACAGTGACACGAGGATTTAAAGAATTAAAAGATGTCGGCTTGATTGAATGTGCCCGGCAAGGCCTTTCCCTACCGAACAAGATTTACATAAAAAGGATAGAGACTAATTCGTATATACGAATGAGCATGTCCAATCAAGAAGGGACAAAAAGACCGAATAGAGGGGACAATTTGACCGATTCCGAAGGGACAAAAAGACCGACTAATGATACTGATAAGAATGATACTGAAATTAATGATACTAAAAGATATACAGAGACACGTAAACAAGGGGAACATAATTTCCAAAAGCCAACTGTTGAGGATATACAAGAGTATTGCTCTGAAAGAGAAAACGACGTTGATCCAGAAGCCTTCTTTGACTTCTATGAAAGCAAAGGGTGGAAGGTTGGCAGAAATCCCATGAAAGACTGGAAGGCCGCTGTCAGGAATTGGGAACGGAACGACTATGGCCAGCACAAAAAGAAAAAGAAGAAAAAGAGCCAGTACGACGAGATTGATTTCTAAGGGGGTGAAACCATGAGCGACCTTGAAAACGCCCAGAAAGACGTTGAGAGCGTCCGGGAAAAAATCGCAAGGTTCCGGGCTAAAGCAAAAGAGATGCAGGAAACACGGATAGAAGCGGCGGCAATGGCAACGCCACCGGACGGCATCCAGTGCAACCGATGCGGCAACACGGGGTACATCATGACCATTGACAGCCAAGGTTATGAGACGGCCATTACCTGCCCGGAATGCTTTTCCAGGCGGCAGATGGTCCGCTGGCTGAAACATAGTGGAGTCAGCCCGGAGGACTACGACCGCTATACACTGGAAAACTTCCTGCCCGACACGCCGGAAGCTGCCGAAATGAAACAGAAGGCAATGGAGTATCTCGATAAGTTCCCGGAAACTGGATTTGGCGTGTTCGGCAGTAGTGGCACAGGGAAAACGCATTTATGCATAGCCATATGTCACGAGATATCGAACCGATACCGGGAGCCACACTACTACTTTTCATACAGGGCGGTTATGCCGGAACTGGTAAAGGCTTCAAAAAGTTATGAAGTGGATTATGAAACGGCAATGCACAAATGGAAGACAGTAAAGAACCTGTATATTGACGACCTGTTCAAGCTGTCCGGGAAAGTAGAAGACGGCGTGCTGACAGATATCAACCGAGAAGAGCTGAAAATCATGTATGACATTCTGAACGCCCGGTACGTCAATCATTTACGGACACTGTTCAGTAGCGAATATTCTGTCAAATCCATATCGGACATTGACGGGGCAGTTGGTTCACGAATTTTTGAAATGACAAATCCATACGGATTGAAGACAGTAGGCAAAAACAGACGTTTAAAGAAAATTACAGCATAGGAGGAATGCAATATGAACAAAGTTGAACTTATTGGAAATCTGACAAAGGAACCAGATGTAAGATTTACGAAGTCGGGAAAGGCGGTCGCATCGTTTACCGTAGCCTGCAACAATGGCCGGAATCGGCAGACAGGCGAGGAATACGCACCGGACTATGTACCGTGTGAGGCATGGGAAAAGACAGCCGAACGCATGGAAGGAATGGGTAAAGGTGCATATGTACTGGTAATGGGAAAAATAAAGACACGTTCCTGGGATGGTCAGGACGGGAAAAAGCAGTACAAGACATTCATGGCCGTTGATATGGTATATCCGATCGCGAAGCAATATTGGCCCATGGAGAACGGATTTAACAATATGGGCCAGCCGGTACAGGAAGAAATCCCATTCTAAGGCGGTGACGCCATGAAGCACTGTTATTATTGCGGAAAGCCGCTTACAGGTTTCTGCCACTACGTTGTACTGGCAGATGGCAAAGAGGTGCCCGTATGTGCCGATGACAGGGCTTGCAAGCCGCACGGCATGAAAACGTATGGGCACAAGCCCAAAACGTCTAAAAACGGCAAAATTCGCGCATTAGAAAGGAATAGAGATAAGTATGCAGGTACGGATTAAGAAATGGTTAGACCGCTACGGAACGGAAGACGTGAAATTACCACTCATCACGGAGGGAAACGCCTGTTTTGATTTTTACGCACCGGAAAAAGTAGTCATCTATCCGGGAGAAACGGGAGTTGCAGTCGGGACCGGGGTAGCGTTTGAAATACCGAAAGGCTATCACATGAAGCTGTTCATGCGGTCGAGCTACGGAGCGCACCGTAAATTGAGACTATCCAATTGTGTAGGAATATGCGACAGCAGTTACAGGGGAGAAGTAAAAGGACTGTTCGACAATATCGGCGACCTGCCGGAAATCATCGAGAAAGGCGAACGGTTTATGCAGGGACTAATTGAAAAGAACGTTGAAATCGAATTCAAGGAAGTGGATACGCTGACAGAAACACAGCGTGGAAGCGGAGGTTTTGGCAGCACAGGGAGATGATCGCATGAAATTCGGGAAATACCTGCCGCAAGTAAGCCGGTCAGACTGGGGAAATGAACGATACATTTTCCAATTTGCAAACGGTTATGGTGCCAGCGTCATCAGGAACAGACAGTCATACGGAGGCCCGGAAGGTTTTTATGAACTGGCGGTTCTGAAGGACGGGAAAATCAATTACAAGACGCCGATAACAAACGATGTAGTCGGCTGGCTGGACCCGGACGAAGTAGAGAATCTTCTGGATAAGATAAAGGCACTGCCGGGAGGAAAGAAATGAGAAGCCCGACAGCGTTCAACGTCCTGAATGGTGCCAACTGGTGTGCCGTAGCCATTGCGATATGGCACCCGACGCCGGTAACGATAGAAGACAGTTTCGCACTATACGAGACGGGACAGCGGCAACACGGGAAAGATTTAGACGGGCTTCCCTTCAACCGGGGCGCAGAGTGCCGGGCCATGCATGAAGCCGGCCTTACATGGAAGGAGATTGATGAAGCTCTTTTCATTAAAAACTCAAACTCGTACATGTCTAAGTACAAGAGGAGGAAAAAGAAGAAACATGGATAACGTGAACCATCCCGGCCATTACACAGCCGGGGGAATCGAAGTCATAGACTTCCTGAAAGCAAAACTTACACAGGCGGAATACAGAGGGTTCCTGAAAGGGAACGTAATCAAGTATCTCAGCCGGGCAGGACTGAAAGGGGCAGAAACACAGGACTATGAGAAAGCTTTGTGGTACCTGAATCGGCTATGTAAAGACTGCACCATGGAATATCATTCGATGCAGATACCGGAGGGCGACGATGAAAAGTAAAAAGACCTATTACGAAGTAAGCGACGAATACGGACGTAAACGGGTACTGACGAATAAATTACGCAGAGCATTGGCGTACATCCAGTCGTGCCAGTTCGATTACGGACTATTGATTGTTAGGTATACATGCGATGCAGCTACAGGAGAAATCAAGAGGAGGGAAATCATAGATGTATCAACTGAACTGGGGAGCGATACGAGCGGCACAGGCGGCACGGACGATGCACCGGCCGGACAATATCGGGGCCTTAGTGACACTGCTTATTTTCTATAAAAACCTGCACGATCATTTTTTGTATGGCAAGCCCAAAATGGACGGCATCATGAACTGGTTCGGCAAAATCCAAAACGGCAAATGGCCGGGACTGACGGGACAAATAATCAACAAGGCGAACGACGCCAACGGTATGGACGCCAACATGTACCGTGATTACATGCACCGGGTTGTAAAAATCGTCGAGAAAGACGATACCTATAAACGTATCCTGGGACGGCCGCCGATACGGACGAGTGAAGACAAAAAAGGTTACCTCGAAGCCGCGGAAGTGACGTACAAACTCACGTCGTTCATTCTCTGCACAAAGTACAAATTCGACAAACGAAAGCTGAACTTGTTACAAAGATATGTCAAAAACGACATGTGGGCATTGATAGATGGGAACTGTAAGCTTACAGAATTCTTCTGGATGCTACATACGGAATGCCGGTTGGAATTCGGCGCGCTGGATGGCTGGATGAAACGTTACGGGAAAATATACGGAGAGGATGGAATGCCGATATGAAAAATGACATTATGTATCACGTCCAGATGAGGAAACAGCAGGACATAGAAGACCTGAAAGCAGACGTCAAACAGCTTAAAGAGGAAAACGAAGCAATCCGGATGGGGTTGGACAAGCATGACGAACACAGGGACAAATTGGAAAATCAATTAGCTGAACTACAGACCAATTTTGAAACATTCAAACGGCAGACAGTTAAGCGGCAAATAGAGATGCAGAGAGGATTACAGTTCACACTGCTGGCCGTTTTGATTGGCTACGTTTTAGGAGTTGGAACAATTTTACTTTAGAAAAAAGGAGGCTGAAAAATGGACAGAACAGGATTAATAAAAATCGGGATTGTCGAGTATCTGGGACTGGAGTCAGTAAACACGGAATTTAACATTGTATGTGTCCCGTATTTATTTGAGGACCAGATAGTAAATGACGATTGGGTACAGCTGTTGTCTCTTATTGCTTACATGCAGGAGTATAAAAAGACAGCAGTGGTGTACGGATACGATGACAATGGAGATGATTACAGACGTGAAGTACCGTTTTGTGATACAAGGGCGACCGACGACAAAGAAAAATTCGCTCCAAAAGACGCGCTACGGGCTGATACAGAGTAAAGCTTATAGAGAATATGCCGACAGCGCTATATGGCAGTTAAAAGGCCAAATAAGGCCCAAAAAGCCGATTGATTGCGCCGTTACGATGACAGCAACGTATTACATGCCGAACCGCAAGGGCTGGCCCGACCTTTTCGGGTTGGTCCAGGCTACGGCTGATATCCTTGAAAGCGCGGGAATCATTGAGGACGATGGATACATTGCAGAGACAGACGGCTCTATGATAGCAGGGATAGATAAAGAGAATCCCCGTGCAATCATCGAAATAAGCGAAATAACAGACGTTAAGTATCCGTTGTATAAGTTGCACCCGAAGTTAAATAAAAAACTGTCAAACGGCGATTTTGAACGATTTAAGGATATCAGAGAGGAGGGCGAACAGTGAAAATCAAACCAATTAAGATGAAACTCAGCACGGTGCTATATTTATGTGCTATCTGGATAGGGCTGCTAGGAGTGTCACTAATGGCAACGGCGACATGCCTGACACACTACATGATCGTGATTACGATGGGAATCATCGGCATGATAATCTGCTGGATAACAAGGAAGTACGAGCAATTCGAAGAAGCCATTGAACGGATGATACACGCAACGAAAATCATTGTAACGGAAATCAGGAAGAAGGAAGAGGATGACAATGAAGATAACTGACATAGAAGCCAGACAAGCGGTAAATACGATTATCCAGTATTGCCGAGAAGCGGACGATTGTGATACATGCGCTATCAAAGATACCTGTCAGCCGCTGATTTGGAAAAACATAACGATACCGAGTGAAATGCCGATATACGATTTGAAACCGAAGCCAGAATCGGGAACAAATTGTGTTGAGTCAGACGCAGACCCGATGTTACATGCATCGTATGTAGACCATGACGGGAATGTCGTGTTTGTGGATTGAGGAGGGAATTATGAAAAATATGACAGCAGGCGAAGAAGAATTACTGTTCTATGCTAAAAGAATCAAAATGTATTGTGATTACATGCTAAATGATACTGACGGCGGATGCCAAAACTGCATTTTTAACACGCCGCATAAATGTGCATTGATGGCCGGTGACCCGTCAGAAGAACGGTGTCCGGCCGGGTGGTTAGTCCCCATTAATGGCCGGATATTCGTCAGAGGAAAGGTGTCCGGCGAAGTGGAGGAAGTTAGTCTAGAAGGCAATAGCATGACAGAAAGAGATATTTATTTCGACGCCAAAGGGCGGCCGTATTTTCCCGCAAGCTTCGACATCAAGAAGGCGGAGCGCATCATGGGAAATTACATGAGACACTTCTCAAACTCACACTTTACCTTTGCCGAGGTCGCATCCTTGCTGATTCTTGCAGGCACGGGATACGACGGCGGCACGTCGTCGTATCATCTGTGCTTTTTGCTGGGCGTAGACGGCGGCGACCGTGCCACGCTCAAAAGGTGGAAAGAGAGGGTAAAGCCATGATACTTCAGCGGGAGTGGTTAGTATAGGAGGGCACAGGTATGAAAATAGGCGGAGAAACGATTACAGAAGAAGAATTAAAAGATATCCATGACAGATTACTAGATGACGCGTATCTCTATTACTTAAATCGAAGAGAAGGGACTGCTGAATCAGCAACAGAGGCGAAAGAGATATACGACACTACGAAGTTGTTCGCGCGGCTTGTATTACATGGAAATCCTCCTGAAGAGGTGGAGGCCTTCTTACATAAGATAGACGAGGAGGCCGGCAACATAGCTTATCACGTAATTAACGGCGGAGGTGAGTAGCATGTGGGAAAAAACGCCGTATTGGACATACTCACTAAATGATGAATCGTGCCTTATCTCATTTGAGTACGCGTCAAAGGGGCTGGCAATTAATGCGGCAATGGAAGATGCAGAAATAGAAGGAGCGAAACGGGTATGGATCGGACGGATTAATGAATACAGGACGTTAGTAGATGCAGAATCGGTTATTAATCAAGTACAGTTTGATGGAGCTGATGCGGCGGCAGAAGAAGATGTGAGCTGGCCGTTTGAATGTCTTGATAAAGTAGCCGACGATGATTTCGACGAGCTTGAATATATGCTTACTGAAGCATACAGGAAATGGGAAGACAAACATCCTGAATACAAACCAGAGGTGTATATGATAACGGATATCGAAGAATTCCAGGTAGGGTAGACAGATAAATGAAGGTGATTTAGTTGTTGAAAATTCTTGAATTATTCGGTGGCATTGGAAGCCCAAGGGTAGCATTACGAAACATGGGTATTCCTGTAAAGGCAATAGATTATGTGGAAATCGACGAAAAAGCGGTGCGCAGCTACAATGCCATGTTTAAGAGTGAACTCCCATATAAGCCACAGGACGTTCGCGGATGGAATTTAAAGCCGGACATTCTTATTCATGGTAGCCCATGTCAGGACTTCTCGATTGCGGGCCATCAAAAGGGAGCGGACCCAGGTAGCGGCACACGATCATCGCTTATGTGGGAAACATTAAACATCGTTAAAAATATGGGCTTATGGCGACCAAGAGCCATTATCTGGGAAAACGTGAAGAATGTAAGAAGCCGATATATGGTACATAACCATGAGCGCTACATGGATGAGCTGAAAAAGCTGGGCTATACAAGCAGTTTTTGCATGTTAGATGCCAGAGACTTTGGAATACCTCAAGCCAGGCAGCGGATATTTACCATATCATTACTAGGCGGTCAAGATTTTGACTTTGATGCACTCAAACAGAAGCCTATGCAACCCATTGCCAACTATCTAGAGGACGGCCAAGTAGACGATTTTTATACCGTCAAAGCGCCAAGCATGTTACGAGCAATTGGAAAAACAGGGACTATACGCCGTCTGCCGATTATCAAAGATTACTGCTACACAATCACGGAACGACCGGACAGGGCGCCGGGGAGTGGTTGCCTTCCCATAGGTAATGGCAAATACAGATACTTGACTGAAAAAGAGTGTTGGCGGTTACAGGGATACAGCGATGAAGACTTTGAAGCGGCCGCTAAAGTGAGTAGCCGTAGAACCCTTTACAGGCAAGCAGGAAATAGCATTCCCGTACCGATTTTTGAAAGTATTTTTAATGTACTGCTATAAAATCTCATGGAAATGATACCCGTGCAGGCGCACAAAATGGTTAATATTACGGAGGTGATAACGAATGTATCAAGTACCAATAGACGATGATTTCCAACAAATGATGGTGTCTGCTTTACGATATGCACTGGGCCGACAGAGTTACATAGTGGGCCTGACAATCGAATACTTAGAGTGGAAGATACCACTGATGGACAAGAAATATTTGGCCATTATGAGCCGGGACATAGACGAAGAAATAAAGATGTTCGATAGGCTGAGCAAAGACCCAAAGAGTCGTCGGATGAGCATAGACATAGACAAGCGCTGGGTCCGGCTGAAAGAAAAGATTGATGAAAGACTGAAGGAAATGCCATGACGGAAAAAGAGGTCCAGTGCTTAATAGCTGAACGGCTGGGACTGGGAGTTGTGACAATACCAAACGTCTTGATGATTCCATCTAATCATACGGGATACGGATATGAGGCCGATTTACTTTACTTCCGGACTCAAAGTCCGTATCTGTATGAGGTGGAAATAAAATGTCACTACGACGATTTCATCAATGACTTTAAGAAAAAGTTGTATCACAACGACGATAGTATCCGGGGCCTGTATTATGCGTTTCCCGACGGCATATGGGAATGTCACAAAGACGATATACAGGATGTATTGAAAGAAAAAAATCAAGGTGCCGGAATTATGATCGCATCGTACAGTTCGAGCCAGAACCTTATTTTTAAAAGGTGCAAACTGAAAAAAGTAAAGCAACTGACAACAGAACAACAGATGCATTATATGCGTATAGGCTGCTACAAATGGTGGAAACGGGAATTCAATCCACTATTTCACGAATATTTAGAATCACTGTAAGGAGGCATAAGCATGATATACGAAGTGCAGAAACCGGAAGACCTGACGTTTGCCGTGATGTACAACGGAGAAGCTACTGATATTGCAAGTATCATTTATATGGTGTCCGCCCAATGCGGATATGGAATATCTGTAACCGTCAGAGGACGGGAACCAAAGCAAAAACACACGCTAAATGAAAGCATTACAATTCATATAGCTGGCGATGGGCGGTATGGCAACTGCGTAGCTGAATGTTTGACATTACATAAAGACGAGTACCTGATAGCGAAGCCAAGCGGTAAATTTGAAATAGCCGGTCCAGCCGAATTTCAGGCGAAATACATCGTAATAGACCAGTACAAAGGTGGCGATGAGTAATGACGATAACAGAAGAACACATGCTCACATGGCTGGCCGGACTGAAAAAAGCAGAACTTTGTGATTTGTATTGCGAAAGCGTCATTGAACACGGCTGTTGTTACATCAACCGGGGCGAAATACAGCATATCCACGTATGCCCGGCATGGGACAATAGAACGTGTACGTGCTTATTCAACTGGCTTGAAAATCTTGGGAATTTCCAGGAATCGGTTAAAAGGAGAGGTGATACGTATGGACGAGACTAATCTCATCAACGCCATGCATGACGTGCTATTAGACTATTGCATCACAACGCTGAGAACGAAAAAAGCGGCATTGGCAGGACATAAAGACGATTTTACCGCATTTGATTACGGCGCATATGTCGGAGCAAAAAGCATGGCCATCACAGTGCTGGAACACATTGATAGTCAGCAAGAGACGAGGAAATTTCTAGACAGGATATACGTAGAAGCAAGGAGGGAGGTAGACGATGAAGGTTAAATACATTTGCGAAAAATGCGGTACTATGTACGATACAGCCGAATTGGTCAATAACTGCGAAGCCGTGCATGGTGAAATAATCGAAGCGCATGTTATGCCCGGAGTGATGTACGAACCTAGTCGGATATGCCCCCATGCGGTTTACGTAAAATTCCGTAACAAAAATGGTTTTGAAACGGCGGCGGAATATAAACTTGCGGAATACAAAGACAAGGATTTCGAAACCGTAAAACGGGAGCAGGTAAAAAAAGGGAAAAAATGCCGAATTTAGTACAATATAAGGAGGAAAAACATGGAAAAAATCTGTACGGAGTGCATTCCAGAAATAAATTACACAGCGGAAGAAATGAGAGAATACACAAAAGAATCTGAAATAAGGTATCTCATGGAAAAGATAAGAGACGCCGCGAGGGAAGGCAGTTACAGTCTGAAGATAGAAGCTGAAGACATGACTAGCGAAAAAATGAAAAAGCTGGACGAATTGGGATATAAAGTTGTCGGAATAAATCCAAACGACTTTGTTGTTTCACGCAGCCTCTATCAAATGTCAGTAAAAGAAAGGCCGTACTACATTATCAGCTGGAGGGAATGACATGGAAGCACATAAAGAAGAACAACTTTTGGCCCTTCTGGACGCAAAGAAAGACGAGTTCTGCACGGCAAATAACAATGACTGCAAATCATGCCTAATGGAAGACGGGGCCGGACACTGCAAGATTGTCGAGATGGAATGGAATTTGCTACGAGCGGACAAAGGGAAAAATATATGACAGATACGTACGATAAGACCAGACTATTAGACCTGTTAGAAGCCTTCCGGGTACACATGTGTACACAAAATAACGCCATGGAGCATTGTGTCAGAGATGGCCGATGCCCCATGGCCTACCCGGCCCAGTTTACTGTAGAAGGCAACGAAATCCGCACGATCAATTATTGCATGATAGAAAAAGTTAAAGAAGCTATGAGTAAAAGCATGAACGAAAAAGGAGAGATAGAACATGGCTAAATACGTAAAGAAACCCGTAGTTATCGAAGCGTATCAGACAGATAAAGAAATGATTATCCATACGCTGGAAGGCGATATGAAGGCCAGTGTAGGCGATTACATCATCACAGGAGTCAATGGAGAGCAATACCCATGCAAACCGGATATTTTCAAGAAAACGTATGAACCAGTTGATTGATGACAGGAGGCCCTGGAACATGGCTGGCCCGGGGCCTTACTAAAAGAATGGCGGATATATGATAAAGACAGCAAAACAAGCAAGAGCAATAGCTAAAAAGAATGAATCAGGTGACGGGAAAGTAAAAAGGTTACACCTGAAGTACCTTGCACTCATACAACAGACTGCTAATGAAGGTAAATATGTTTTGGAAACACATGGTACTTTTAGCCGCCAAGAAGAAGAGGCGATAGAGGCGCTAAAAGAAAAAGGCTTTACAGTAACTAAGCATACTAGGGTATTCGACAAAATTCATTACGAAGATGTATATTACAAAATTAGCTGGAAGGAAAATGAACAATTGAGTTTGTGGGAACGCATAAAAGATTGGTTTTGTTGAATAGGAGGCAATACATGAAAGATTATATCGAACGCATGAAAGACGAGGGGCAGGAATTGGTTGAAAAGTATGACAAGCTGAACACATTCCGATGCCGACACTGTACCCAACTTGACATCACAGAAAATTATTTAATGAGACAACAGTTAAAAGTGATGGATGAGTATTTTCAGATTCTAGAAGCCCGTATTGCTCATGCAACTTTAAAGGAAGCTGGCAAGTAAGGAGGTGGCAATATGGATTACATCATAAACCCATGGTGGTTCTATTTCGTAAGCGTACTGAATACGATGCATTTTTTGGCGTGTGCGGGGGCCATAGCATCAGTATTTTCATTAGGGCTTATTGTTTTTACCTACGATGAGATGAAGAAAATGTTTGAAATCGCAAAAATCACAAAGAGAATGAAACAGCTGGGTGTATTATCCGTAGTGTTTTTAACGTTAACCATCTTCATTCCATCAGAGCAAACGATGACTCAAATGATGATTGCCAATGTACTGACAACGGAAAACATCAAGAGCGGTACGGATTTTACACAAGACCAAATAGGAAAGCTGGTAGACAAAATATCCGATGCAGCTATAAAAGTAAAAGAAGCAGATGGGAGGCGGTAGAATGGGGAAAACATGCGTCATATGCGGTAAAGACACCGGCTCTAATACACCGATATGTGACGACTGCACAGACCGGTTAAACGACAAAATACACAATCCAGCGCCGGGGATATGTCCGGTATGCGGTAATGAGCTGCCACAGAACGGAAAGAACAACAAGAAATACTGCTCACCGGAGTGCTACAACATCAGCGTAAAATTTAATCATAAGATGTGGGAGAGGGCACACCGGAAACACCTGCCACAAGACATTGTGCCCCGACAGGCGACCAAAAAGCGGACAGTAAAGAGGAAGTCACGGCTTGACGAAAACGCCAAGAAAGCCCGTGAAATGGGGCTGTCATACGGAATATACATGGCAAGATACAGGAGTGACGGCGTATGAACTACTACAAACCTGGGGAAATAACGGTGCATCAGATGACCCCGGAAGAGCTGGAAGCCGACCGCAAACGGCAAGAAGAGAAACGGAAAAAGGCGCCATGGCGGTATAAAGGCAATCCGGCTGTATCAGATTACAAGTCATATCTATCAGAGCAGAAATTCAGGAGTGCTACCGGGAAGAAACGGAAGTGATACGATGAATCAACGAACACCACCAGACATAACAACACGGCTTGTCGAATTCATGTTTTACCGGCAGAAAGAGATAGAGCGCGCGATCAAACAGGCAAGAGAAAGCACGCGATCCGGACACAGCGGCGGCAGTTGTGGCCATGCGTTTGTATCGGACCCGACAGCCATTGAAGGCATCAGATTGGCCACGGAACTGAAGCAAGTCACACTGTACGACGGGGTAGTTGTCCGTCATCCGGAGCGGTGGATGAGAGTGGTCCGGGGCGTGTATGACAAGCTTGACGACTTAGAAAAGCGCGTCATACGCCGGAAATACAGCAATGAAGACTACAAGACGACTATGACAGAGTTAAACATTGACACAAACACGTACTATCACATAGTAAACCGGGCACGGACGTTGTCAAAGATGGCGGCATGTCAGCTGGGACTAATCAAAGTAATAGAATAAAAAAAAGAAAGGGCGACTCATTGCGAGCCGTCCTTTTTTGTGTATACCGCATGGTTAACGCATTTGCTGGCATTTTTGATTGCTTTTATTGTCCCCATTTGTTACCCCTATTGTTCCCGAAACCGAAAAACCAATTGTTTCACCATTCGCCATCTCTATTACAATCTTTGCAATGCGGTTTGCATCATTATGGGGTACATACCCTAATAGGTCATCTATTGAGGCATGTAAAAGGTCAGCAATTTCACACAACTTATCAAATTTAGGTTCTCTTTTTCCTAGTTCGTAAGCACCGTAAGCGGCAGGCGTCATATTGAGCCGTTTGGCTATTTCAACTCTCGTCAAGCCGCGACTTTCTCTTAGACGTTTCAAATTCCCCTTAAAATCCATGTTCCCCACCTCTATTTATTCCACTCAGCGACGCCAGATTTAGCCGTCCGCTGGGGCCGTTCGTCGCGGTGGTCAATCCACCACGAGGCACTGGTATGACCGCCGTACCAGGCAAGACATTTATCTGCCTGTTCACCTGGATGGCGAGACAGCCATTCACGAGCCGCTGCCATTTTTTTCTGGCGGATGCTTTCAGCCCACCGGATTTGTTTTTCACTCCCGGTCAACGCTGGCAAGCCGTCTGCTTTAGCCTGTTGGGCTGCTATTGCGACCTCTTCCTGCTGGCCCTTTGCATAACATTCGGGGCAGACTGCATAGTTTTCGTACCATGCAATCTTTTTTTCTCTTTCGGCGTTCGTGCCATATATTTGGACGGTTCCAGTGTGGCCGCAAGAGTAAGTAACATCATATTTCATACAAATTCCTCCTAACGCATTCTAACGTCGGCAAAATCGTCGTCGTTCTCTAGCCAACAATGCTGTTGACCGCACGGGCCGACTACGTGGTCAGCCCGGTTCTGCCAGTTATCATCACGAAACCCGCAAGATTCCGGGTACGGGCAATCGGAACAACCAGTCATATTTTGTAATTTTTCTCTAAATTCATCGATTGTCATAGTATCTCCTCCCTATAAATACATTCCTTTTATTGTCTACATAATATCACAAATTCAATTGGTTGTCAACAGCTAAAATAGAGTTGATTAAAATAATATAAAAGTTATTGACATTTTTAAAGTAGTTATATATACTATAGACAATGGGAAGGGGGATATAATATGACTAAAGAAGAATTTCAAAAAATGTGGAAAAAATGGCTTGTCGAAATCGGCAAGTCGGAAACTGAGCTTTGCAGAGAGCTGGGACTCAAACAACAAACGTTTAACGCGAAGACCAGGAACGCAACTATTAAGTACATAGATCTTGATGATATTGTGAGCCGGTTCGGCTACACAATAGAAATCAGAAAGAGGTAGGAGTAAGGCTATGGGAAAAGTTAAGGATTTAACGGGGCAGCGCTTCGGCAGGCTGACTGCCCTAAAAGTCGTCGGGAAGCACCCGACAGGCAGTGTAATATGGCGCTGTCGGTGTGACTGCGGAAATATTGTCGATGTAAGATCGCGTGATTTGGTTCGGGGACATACTAAGTCATGCGGGTGTTTAAAAAAGGACTTTTACAAAGACATTCATGAAAATGGGGCATCGCATTTTAAGGATTTGACGGGCCAGCGTTTCGGAAAATTAGTAGCCATGAAAATTGTTGATAGAAATGTATCTTCCGGAAAGCAATGGTTGTGTCACTGCGATTGCGGGAACGATATTATCGTATCAGCAAGAGCACTATTATCTGGGAATACAAAAAGCTGCGGGTGTTTAAAGAAAGAACCTAGGAATAACTCAAAAAATACAGTTGACAACAATTGAAAATATGTTATAATATAATTAGAAATAGGGCAGGAGCCCCAAAGGGAAAGGAGCGGTAACTATGAAAACAACAAACGCGTATTACGATGAAGATTTCAATGGTATTATTGTTGAAACAGAAGATGGCCACAAGTTCGGGTGGCAGGTTTTAAAAGACGATGACGGCACGGTACATCTTCCCAGGTTCGTGGAAAATGACGGGGTACGTACTTTTTACGAAGATGGTGCTTCTGATTGTGAATCATTTGATGAAGACGGCATCTTTGACGGCCGGGAAAATCTTTACGACGCTGTTGAAAAAGCAGTAGAAGAACACATGGAAGTCACAGCAGGTGATGATATCGTAATCAAATAAAACCACGATGGTTCACGAAAGGAGCAGTGAATATGATCTACTTAAATAGTGACGGAAATGATTACATTACTAGCGATAATTTTGTTAATTGTGGGAATGAACAAAGGGACGAACTGAGCAAAGTTTATCATCTCCCCGATGGCCGGGAATTATACAATTTTTTAGATAGCCTCGATTCTTGGGCCGATATTCCGGCCGACGTTTTCCAGCAGTTGGCCGAAGCTTGTGGCGTCGACTATGACAACCAAGAAGAAGCCGACGACCTTATGGAACGTTGTGAAGAAGCGCTCAGTAAGGAGGCGTAACAATATGAAAATCTATAAAAACTATAATTATCAAGGGTGGAACGAAGTTTTTACATGGAGCCCAGCACAAGAACCTGGACTCTACGATGAAGTAGAAGTAGAGCTTCCGGAAGGTGCTAAAATAGTCAAGAATGGGTTTGATCAAGATGCGGTTGAATTGGCTAACGGGTGTATTTGCCCGGACTTGTTGACGATGCGCCGCCGCGGAAATGCTTATCCGTACATCGTAGATACAACGGCCGATAAACCCAAGAATATCTTTTTAAAAGAAGTTTGAGGAGGAGCAGATTATGAAAAAGTACAGAGTATTAGACGAATATATTGATTCGTGGTACGGGAACAGCTCTATGGAAGAAATTGCAGAAAAGCAGGAAGAAGGCTGGAGCATCAATGAAATAAAAGCCCTGGCAAGAGACTGGGCGAAGGATGAGAATGAGTTGCTTGACGAACTTGAAGAAATTTAAAATAAAAAGTATATGGCTGAAATGAAAAAGGGCGATCATTACGGCTACTGGACTGTATTGATTGCATATGATAACAAGCACCCCGCAAAGGCTTTCTGCCGCTGTATTTGCGGAAAAGAAAAATGGGTTAATCGCCATTCTTTGCGTCGTGGACTGTCAAAGTCATGCGGTTGCCAAATCAACCGGTATACCAAAGATTATGGTATTAAGCCGGGAGATAAAATCGGATATTGGACCGTATTGAGACGAGGTGGCCATCCAAATGAAAGCAAGGCATATTTTCTTTGTCGGTGCATATGTGGCAAAGAAAGGTGGGTGGCGGCCCATACGCTGATTAACGGAACGTCGCTGTCGTGTGGGTGCAAGCGCACAGACGGCGACAGCCCGGCCCTCGTGGATGGCAGAAAGATTAGTGTAGCAGTGCGGAAACAACATATTGATACTAAGTATGCTGGATTCGGAAGAAAAGAGAACAAAAACAATGCAACCGGAGTCACCGGCGTCTCTCTTGCAAAAGGTGGCCAATATCGGGCGTATATCTATGTTAATAGAAAACAAATTTATTTAGGCGTTTTTGATACGTTGGAAGAAGCCGCGAAGTCTAGACACGAAGCTGAAATAAAATATTTCAGTTTACGGCAAAAAATGGCTGACGAAATTAAGGATAAAATCAAAAAGGACAACTCAAAATGAGCTGTCCTTATTTTTTTTTGCTATTTTGCTTATTTTAAAAATAACTTATCTCTGCATATGATAGAATAATAGTGTGAAATGTAGGGCGTTACAGCGCCCAGCCTCCAAAATTACATAGACATTGCCCCGGGATACTCTCATGCATAGCCGCGTGTCCGGGGTATTTGTCGTATACGGGAGATTGCGATGGAAAGACGGATACCGACAGCACAAGTACAGAGACAACTTACAGCGTTAAGTCTATATGATCATGTGCATCGTGCTATGGATATAGCTGCTAAATCGGGGGCAAGTACTGTAAAGTATCACCTTCCTGTCGGCTACGGGGAAATGGAAGTAAAAGGCCTTGTGTCTTTTCTCCGATACCGGGGCTATTTTGTTCGGCACTGGCACGGTACTGACGAGTTGGAAGTATCCTGGGAGCTATCACGGGCGACAAAGGAGACATTGGATAATGATTGACAAAGTACGTATTGGTAGTATCACATATCCTGTCAGCGAGACGGCAGAGCCGATTATAGTAGATAATGCTGTATGCTACGGTGCTATCGACTATGTAAAGCCGCTCATACAGATAAACGCGAATTGCGGGGCACATAAGCCGGCAACATTGATGCATGAGATTATGCACGGTATTGTAAATGAATACCGGATTGAAGATGTGCCGGCAGGGGATGAGAAAGCAATCGACTTGATAGCAAAAGGGATACTTAATGTACTGATAGATAATCCCGGGTTGATTGAGCAAGTAACGAATTACAAAGTTAGTAAACAGCAGGTATAAATATATGCAAGGCCTTGTTATCGGCGCTTAAATCGCCATACAGGGCCTTATTTTTTTAAGTATATTATGAAAAGGCGGCGATACAGTGGCAAAAGGTAAATATCAAGAGTGGTTGACAAAAGAAGGGCTGCTTAGACTACAAGGCTGGGCACGTGACGGGCTGACTGATGAGCAGATAGCAGAAAACATTGGTATTAACGTTGGTACACTGTATGACTGGAAAAACAAGTATCCTAAGATTGCCGAGGCCTTAAAAGATGGAAAAGACGTAGCTGACAGGCAGGTTGAAAATGCATTATTTAAGTCGGCACTGGGATACACTTTTGATGAAGTAACTAAAGAGTTAAAAGATGATGAATTAGTCGTTACAAAGGTCGTACACAAAGAAGTACAGCCGAATACGACAGCTCAGATATTTTGGCTGAAGAACAGGAAGCGTGCAGAATGGCGCGATCGCGTGGAAAATGCCATCACAGGCGCGGACGGCGGGGCAGTCAAAGTCGAAACGCTGACAGAATCCGATGTAGATAAGCGCATCAAAGAGCTGGAGAGCAAGTTGAAAGGCTTGAAAGATACTTAACAAGCTGTTGGTAAGTGCTGGTAAGTAATTGGTAAGTAATAATTATGCACATTTGGCTGGCTTGACCCGGGGTTGATAGAATGAAGTCGACAAAAACAGTGAATAAAACCATCAAAACGGGCCTGAAAGAGAAAATCGAGCTGATGCAACTCATGGAGTGGAAGCTCTGGAAGAAAGACCCGACGGCATTCATCAACGACTGCTGTTACACAGTCAACGAAGCGAAATCCGGTGCTGTTGAGCATTTTCCGAAACTGGACTACCTTGCACGCGTCGATGAAATCATACACGGCGAGCAGGTAGCTGCATTCCCGAAGAGTCGGCGCATGATGATGACGTGGCGGTGCTTAGCGAATCTCCTGCACTATGCCATGTTCGGCAAAAACCTGTCTATATTCGTGCAGTCTAAGAAATACGATGATAGCGCGTACTTGCTGGGTGACAGCCGGTTTATGTTTCTTTATGAGCATCTGCCGAAAACGCACGAATGGCCGGCAGTAGAACGCAAGACACGCTCAAAGATGGGCTATGACTATATCAAATTCTCCAACGGTGTCGAACTGAGAGCCGTGGCCGAAGGGGCCGACCAGCTACGGCAGTACACCGCATCGGTTGTGTACTGCACAGAAATGGCATTCTGGGACTTTGCACAAGCCACATGGAACTCATTGCGTCCGACGATTGAAGGCGGTGGACGCATCTTCATTGACTCATCAGCCAATCCGGGCTTTTTCTGCCAGCTTGTTACCGGGCAATTAAACGAAGGAGAACCGGAAGAAGAGCAGGAACCGCATGACGTGCTGGAAGGAGTACACGAATACCGGCGTAACGGGGTGTACATTGCACGCATACACTACACTGCCGACCCGAATAAACGCAGTGAAGAGTGGAAAGAGCATGAAAAAAAAGGCACGACAACTGAAGGCTGGGAACGCGAATATGAAATCAACTGGACTGTCAGCGCTGAACCGAAGTACTACCCGGAATTCGACTATCAACGCCACGTAGCACTAGAAGAGCTGCACCCGATTGAAGGTAGGCCACTCATCTTGTCGTTTGACTATGGGCTTACACCTGCAACGATCATTGCACAGACGACGGCCAAAGGGCAATTACTTATACTGTCAGAACTGCAGTCCTGGGATTGTGGCATGCTGGCCCATGGCCGGGCGGTACAGTCAGAATTACAGACGTTTTACAGCGGATACAGCTATAGCGCGGTCGGTGACCCTGCCGGCAACCAGCGCGCGCAGAGCGACGAAAAGACAGCAAACGAAATCCTCCGTGACCGGTACGGCATCACCGTCGAGCCGGGCGAACTCACGCAGACAGGCCGTAGCGAAGCAGTACGGTACTATCTCACGACACTTACACCGGACGGCAAACCACTGTTACAGCTGGACCCGCGGTGTCAGATGCTCATCGAAGCATTTACAGGCGGCTATCATCGTAAAGTGGTAGCCGGGCGTACACTGGATGAGCCAGAAAAGAACGAGTACAGCCATCTAATGGACTGTCTGGCATACCTTTGTGCAAAACTATACCGGGACAATACGAGCATGGTAGACAAATGGAAAATGCTAATAAGGGGAAAGATGCATCGGGCAGGATATATGTAACCGGGACAGCCTGCCAGCTGTCCCATTATCATGGCAGTAACCGGGGACCGCTCCGCACACTGCCACCATTCAGCGCCATGGGCGCTTTTTTCTTGCCTAAATTAAGGAGTTGATGTGATGGACGATATTAATAACAGCCTGTCAGCCGCGCAGGAAGTAGGCGGGCTTTTCGGCCGGGACGCACCGCCACAGATGAGCCTTACAGACTGGCTCACACAGCAGGCAGAGCCGCAGGAAAAGACGGTATCTCTTGATACACTCAAGCCGGAAGAAATCGAGAAGATTACAGCCAGCGTCAAAGAAGGCCGGGAAATCGCAAAGAAGTACTACGAAAGCGAAGTAGAGCCGAAGCTCATCCACCGGGAACAACTCAGGAAAGGCGACCAGAAGCTTTATAAGCACAAGTTTGAGAACCTGTCGAAAAAGAGCAAATTCGTATCGATGGACTTCAACAACATCATTGAATGGATGAAGCCATCACTAGTGGAAGTCTTTACCGGCAATGAATCGCCTGTTACGATCGCTGGAAGTACCATTCAGAACGACGACACGGCGACAAAGATACAGCAACTCATTGAGTACCAGCTGATGCGGAAGAACAACTACACATCCATGGTAACCGACGTAGTAGATGAAGCCCTGGGAACCAATTTAGGCGTCTCAAAGGTATGGTGGAAGCGTGAAGAAGACCGGACGCGGTACAAGATGATGCTGGACATCAACGACTTGCAGAGCGCAGAAATGCTCACACAAGCAACGATGACCGGCGAAATAGAGGTACAGAGCGTAAAACCGCTCAAAGATGCGCCGGATTTGTATGAAATCCAGTTCGACCGGGTGAAAGTCACAGCAAACTACCCAGTAGTGCAGTATGTGCCGCCCACGGAACTACGGTTTACTCCCGAAGCCTGCTCACTCCAGCAGTGTAAATTTGTCGCACATCGCAAGATCGTAAAAGGCGACTACTTAAAGCGCAAAGAGCAGGATGGGACGTATCAGAACGTAGACGAAGCACTGAAAGCCGCCGGTGATACGCACTTTACGGATGCAGACAAGTACATCAATCCGCAGTTAGATGAAGGCGGGATGCGTCCGACGGATAATGATGCGGCATCTAAAGACGTCGAACTGTATGAATGCTATATAGACGTTGACTATAACAACGATGGCATATATGAGCATTTGATAGTACATTGTGTCGGTGACGTATTGTTGTCAGTACAGACCAACGAGTTTGACATAGCTCCCTTTTTTGCAATGGGTGGCGTTCGGGAAAAACAGCGTATTTTTGCCGATATCGCTCTTGCGGAACAGGTGGAAGGCCTGCAGGACCTGAAGACCGCACTAATCCGTCAAATCGTCATTAACGTCGCAAAGAACAACGACCAGCAAAAGTTTATAGACGTAACGGCCATCGGCGATATAGATGCCCTGTTAAACGGTGACGAATATGTACCGATTAAAGGCGACCCGACCCGGGCTGTATCTAATCCGCCTCCGGCCAATTTGTCGCCATTGACGATGGATTTGGTCAATTACGCAGAAACAGAGCTGGAAAACCGTACCGGCAGTACGAAGTACAACCAAGGCTTAGACGCTAACAGTCTCAACAGCACAGCGACCGGTATTACGGCCATTCTGGGACAGGCAGATAAGCGGATACGGCTGATTGCCCGGTTGTTTGCTGAAAACTGGATTGTTCCCATGATTCGTTTCATTATTCTGCTCAATAAGAAATATGGGGAAAGCGTGCAGACGTTCCGCTTTAAAGACAAAGAAGTCTCAATATCAAGCGACGACCTTGATATTGATTACGATCTTGTCATCAACGTCGGCAACGGTGCCGGTACGAAAGAAGCCCGGATACAGAGCTATATGTTACTGCTCAGTCAAGTATACCCGGTATTATCACAAGCCGGCGTAGCGACTCCCAAGAGCTATTACGCCGCCGGTACGGCACTGCTGGAAGAAATGGGACTCAAGAATACGCAGGGCATACTGCTTGACCCGGATTCACAGGAAGCACAACAGCAACAGCAACAGGCGGCACAGCAGGAACTCCAGATAGCTGCTATGAAAGACCAGGCGGACCTGCAGAAACAGTTGACACTGAAACAGGCCGATTATGCAGGAAAGACGCAGGTCGCCAAGATACCGAGTTTGCGGCTTAATTTTGACAATCTCCCGCTTGCTACGCAGATGCAGATTATCAATAACGCTACAGCCGGGACAACGACTATACAGGACGTCGTACAGCACTACATGAACCAGAACCAGCAGAATCAGCCGCCCGTACAACCGCCACAGCAAGGAGTGACACCGAATGGATTATAGGACACTCAATGACAAAGACAGGGAAATACGGCTGGCCAAAACGCTCGAAAGAGGGCAGAGAGCGGACGATCTGAAAGAGTTCATGGACGAATTTTTAAAAGATGAAGAACGCACAGCATTAGAGCGGCTTAATACCCGGGAGGATAGCGACGATATCCAACGGGACTATCAAGCCGCTCTACGTGTATATGCCCATATTAATCAAATCATCGCTACGGCAAAAAGCCGTCGGCACAAGTTACAGGAAGGAGAATAAGACGTGTTTACATTTGATATGCAGTTGTTTGGAGAGGGAGCCAATGATGCAGCCACAACAACAACGACCAACGAAAACGTCGCGGGCACCTCCCAGGAAACCACGACGGCACCGGCACCGGAACCGGTCACAGAACCGGCACAGGACACAACAGCCAGATACCTCGTTACAGACCCCCAGACGGGCCGTAAACGGATTGTAAGCGAAGCCCCGGCAGAACCACAGAAGCCGGAAACACAGGCACAGCAGGAGCCGACACCGGCACCAACGGAACCGGTACAGGAACCAACCGAACCGAAGGAAGACAAACCGGAAACCAATCCGGAAGAACCAGCGGAACCAGCGACGAAAGAAAAGCCGGAAGAAAAACCGCTGATACAGACCGGGCCTTATACACTGGATGAACTGAACGCGGCAATTAATAGCAACACTGTTGATGAATCGAGAATACCCGTCCAATACCAATTGCAGTACCAGCAGTTCAGACAGCAACAGGCCCAGCGGGCACAGCAGTTACAGGCCCAGCAGGCACAGTTGCAACAGCAGGCCCAACAGGCCCAGCAAGAACAGCTCAAAAAGATGTTTACGGACATCGAAACAGCGGCAGAAAATCAGGCCCGGCAAGTAACCGGCGTTAGCCAGCAGGACCTTGAAACGGCTGATTACTCCGATGACGCACAGCTGAAACAGCGTGTAGAGATGTACAACACGGCGAAACAATACTATCAGCAACAACTCATTGGAGCCATCCAGAGCCAGCAACAGCAGGCCCAGCAGGCAAAGAACCAGCAGAACGCCATTTATCAGAGCATTGCTGAATTCGTTGCGGATAAGTCTAAGACGGAAAAACATTTCCAAGAAATCAATCAGATGATGACCACTCATTATCAAAATATGCCGTTCAAAGATGCCGCCGCGGTATCGGATGCTATCCAGGCGCTCAATGCGGGTAAAATCAACGAACAGCAGTGTAAGGTGCTGGAAAGCTATTACAACGTTACCCGGGCCGCGTACTACGCAAAAGCCAACGATCTGACGAAACAGCCGAAGAAAGTACCTGTACCGAAAGTCGAAGGGCCGGGAACGGGGGCAACGGAACCGCCTAAACCGTTTGATTTCAGCAAATTAAGAGACATGACAGAACGCGAACGCCGTGCCGCACTGTCAAGATACTGGCACGGCAGATAAAGGAGAGATGAATAGATGGCAGATGTAACCAGAAATTTAAACAAATCCGCTAACCAGTCGTTTACGTACGACGCCATCGGGCACGCAGAAGACCTCAGCCCGATTCTGACTAATATCACACCGGAAGTGACGCTGTTTTATTCTAAATTCGGCAACACGAAACCGGCAACCGAAACCACCTTCTCATGGATGACGAAAGGCCTCAGACCGCCCCAGACGAACGCTCATCTCGAATACGAAAAGTACGAATTCGAACCGGTCGGTTCTATTGAAGGGCTGTCCAATAACGTGCAGTTCTTCCAGAACTCCGGACTCGTATCGGACGTACAGAATGAAGTCGTCAAGGCATACAACAACGAACACGGTACTGACCTTGATGATGCCAAATTCGATGCGTACAAATACCAGGCGCAGGACATTGAATACATGCTTGTCAACGGTGAAAAGAAAGTGGATGGCACGAAGACCGTTGCACCGCTGTCCGGTGGCATTCCGTATTTCATGTCTATGAATACCATTGACGTTACTGTATCGTCTACAGACGGCACGGTTACCGCCTCTACGGATCCGAAACTTGATACCGGCGATATCGTGTATTTTGTCGCTAAGACCATGCCGACCGGCCTCAAAAAGGGCCTGTACTACTATGTACGTGTCGATGCATCGGACCCGAAAAAACTGACACTGTTCGATACGCAGAAAGGCGCAGTCGAAAACATTGCCGACAAACAGGTAAAACCGACAGCTGCAGGTACGTCTGTACAGCTCGTTGCGAACAACATCATTTCCCTCGGCGGCTCTTCTGACTTCACGCTGGATGATATTAACAACGCGATGGAAATGGCGTTCAAACGTGGCGGTAATCCGACGGAAGCATTCATGTCTTCCTCTAAATTCCGTAAATTCTCTGACCTCGTACTGGCACAGACCACTACCTACCGTAAATCCGGTGAAAAGAAAGCCGCAATGGTGGCAACGACCTATCAGGGCGCATTTGGCGTAGTCAATGCCAACATTCACCGTCTCTATCCGGACGAACGTGTCGATATCCTCGACATGCAGTACTGGGATATGCGGTATCTGTCCCGTCCGCACGAAGTCACGAACCTCGGCAAAGACGGTACATATGAAAAATTCGTTATCGAAACGAGAGTCGGCCTGCAGGGCACACAGCCGAAGGCGTCCTGCTCTATCGTCGATATCCAGCGATAAGCAATTCCATAAGGGGATACGGGGATGCTCGTATCCCTTATTTAGTAAGGTGGTGACAATATGATCACGAAGCAGAGATTGTTTAAAGACGGCGACAATATCGTATTGCGTAACACCGTAGATTGTTCGGCGGCGATTGATGCGGCCCGGCGCGCTAACGAAAGCACAGACGGCGGCTGGTTCGGTGACAAGAACGAACGGATGCAGCTCATGGGATACATTCCCCCAGAATTCTGGACGTTTGACCCGTGGCTGATTGCCGCACGACGGGCACAGCAGGAAGGCGATATGCGTACGTACATAAAGGACATGAAAGCCTTTTTCCGCACACATACAGCCTTTAAAGTCAATCATAAGCGCACAATGTGGCGCGGTACCGGGGCGGTGTTGCTGGGATGATTACGGTACAGGAATTAAAGAACCTCATCCGCTATAAACTCAAAGACAACAACGAAGTCCAGTACAGTGATTATGATATCCTGCAGGCCATCAACGAAGTACTGAGATACGTCAACCAGTACTACATGAACAGTGATTTCCTCGAAAAGGTACAGCACTACCGGCAGGACGACATGAACCGGGAAATAGACGAATACAACGCAAGTCTCACACCGGACCCAGGAGACGAAACGACGACACCGACGCCGAAAGAACACATCGACATGATGATGACAGGCGTAGAACTGCCGGAAGATTTCCTTACGATCGTACGTATCGTAGATGGCCATGGCCGGGACCTGCATCCATGCGACGCTATCCGTCCTCCGCGCTGGGACGAGTACAAGATACTCCAGAACCGTCTGTATGCCGGCGTGAAAGACGTGGATATGCTGTATAATGCCGGTTTTATGAGCGTATCGGCACTTACGGACAGTATCGAACTGCCATTTGTATTCAAAGACGCACTGGCAAAATTGACCTGTACCGTACTGCAGAATAATCCTGATACGGACGTCATGAGCAGTGCCGTTGATGATGCGCTGGCCAACGTCGTACCATTGCGGAAATACACCAATATGGAAAAACGTATGCCGTTTTACTGCTAGGGGGTGACGGGATGAAAGTAGACACAGCCATTACACGGATACAGCAGGAAACGCATGATATCAGCAGTGAATACAGCCGTGAACGGTGCATCCAGTTCCTCAATACGGCAACACAGCAGGTGGCCGGGCTTCTCATCGGGGCCAAATGGCCGGTACTGGTGCAGGAAACGACCATCCGGGACGGCGATTCCATACCTCATAACTATCTGAACGCATGTGGCAACTATCCACTGTCCATGACAGCAGGGAAGGCACATATCACGGACCCGGCGTATACATCGGTCAAATTCCGGTATTTTGCCACCCCTGATTTACTGGACAATGCCTCGACTGATATGCCGTTCGAGCACGACGCAATCAACGACGTCATCGTTAAATCAGCGGTATTGCTGGCACTCAATGAGAACGAATACGATATCTCAGCCGATACGAATATCGTAAACGCCTTACAGCAGGCCATCAGTGCAGGAATGAGTTGATGCTATGGCAGACCTGAACAAAAAGATACTGACAATGCCGGAACTGCCGAACACCATACAGGGCGACGGCAGATACTTCCTGTCACTGATGCGGAAATACCTGAAATCCGTCAATGAACAGGTAAATGTAGCGAATGGCTTCACGGCAGACGATGTAGACGCCAGCACAAAAGGCGACTTCCCCATGCCGAAGAACTTCACCTTGACGTTCGACCGGCTGGGCGGCGTGCTGAACTGGGACGCGGTAGACGACACCAGTCTTGCCTATTACGAACTACGGACAGACGCCAATATCGGGGCCGGGTATGGGCTGCTGGAAAAGACGACGGCTACGTCAAGCACGATACTGCCACAGACTGCAAGCGGCAAGATATACCTGTTTGCCGTCAGCAAAGACGGTAAAGTGTCAAACGGCCGGACCATCACATACAATAAACGCCGGCCGTCGGCACCGTCTGACATATCGTTCACGAAGAACAACGAAGGGACACTGATAACGTTCCTGGAAATACCATCTAACTGCATCGGGGCGAACCTGTACATAGACGGTATCAAGTATCAGACGATTGATAACGTGTATCTGTACCCCCGTTCCAGTATCAAAGAGATATACATCGCCTATTACGACCAGTTCGGTGAAGGGGAACGGGCGTATCTGTCGTGCTACGTACCGGATATAACCGGCTTCTGGGTAGAAAAGAACGGGGCGAACCTGTATTTCTACTGGGACGCGCTGAATATCTACAATATCAAATACGTCGTGAAAGTGGGCCAGACACGGGACTGGGAACAGGGAATAGAGATATTCCGGTCCAAGGTCAATAAATACCGCTATATCCGGCCAAATGAAGGCGACTGTTATTTCATGATTAAAGCCGTGGATGATCACGACAATTATTCCGTCAACGCTTCATGGTATCTCCTGTCAGCCGACCCGGAAATCAATAAAAACGTCATTCTTGACTATAACCAGCAGAATGTTGGCTACAGCGGTATCAAGACGAATATGTACTATGATTCGTCCATGAGTGGGCTAAGACTGGAAAAGACGTCATTCAATGGTGAGTATCTGATGGGCATTACACTGCCCCAGACGATACGGGCACGGAACTGGATAGAATGCAAGATAAATGCGGTTACATCCAGCAGTATAGCCGTAAAAGACATGGATTTTGCCGTAGAGTCATACGAAGCACAGCATGTACTGGTATGCGGCATCCTCGGCGACCTCGACGGGGTAGAGTTGCAGAAACAGATTGCCCGGTACACTGGCAAGACAACGGACATCATCCATGCTGTGACAGACGGGACCAGTGCTATATCAAGCGGCAGTATCCGGACAGAACGGAACACATCATTTGCCCAGGCACGTTGGAACAAAGGCGTACTCATCACCGATACGACGCAGCTGGAATATAACGTGAGTATCCCTGAAACATTCTCCATCGGCTTCTGGTTCAAGAAGAACGACGTATTGAATGACTGCATCATCATGGAACTATGGGGCACGAAACCGAACGGCAGTGATTATATGGCCGTAAAGGACATGACATTTGCCGTCAATTCCTACGATGCACAGCATTTAGGTGCTGACGGGATATTCTTCAATATCATACTGGTAATCGGGTATGACAAGCGTCTGGACTCGTTCTACGTACGGGACAGCGTACACAATAGGATATTGTATCTACAGGTACAGACAACCGAACGTGACTGGCTGTTTTTCGGACTCTCCCAGAGTTCTGATAAACGGCTATTTTTTATACGCGAATTTAACCTCAATACGGAGAAACGTCTGCAGGTATTCATGGACCCGTGCAGTTCATTCGACCGTATGTATTTGAATCCGAAGGAGTAGAGCATATGAATAAAGACGAAATGAAAATCAAAGGCGCGCTGAATGTCGTCATCCGCCATGCGAACGGCGATGTAGAAACACGGCGCAAAGATAATCTCATCCTGAACGCCGGTTTTGACTTCATCTGCGCCGCTATTGCCAATCCGACCCGGCCTGACCTGATGGGTTATACCGCCGTCGGCACGGGTACGACAGCCGTAGCCGCTACACAGACGGGACTTACTACGGAAATCAAACGTAAATCGGCCAGCTACGCACATACATCCGGCACGAAAGTATTCACACTGACAACGACGTTCGTCGCCGGTGAAGCTACCGGAGCCATTACGGAAGCCGGTATCTGCAACGCCGCGTCTGGTGGTACTTTCCTCGATCGCGTCGTATTCGACGTCATCAATAAGGCCGCCGACGACACCATGACAACGACCTTCCAGTTCACCTTGTCGTAACGCCTATGGTTGAGATTGCCAAAACATTCACGCTGTACAAGCTTGCAGACACAACATTTACCCTGTCTGACTCACGGGCAGACAGGACGTTGGATGTTTTTGGCAAGACGGCATACGGCGTGAACGAAACAGCAACGATATACCTGACAGAGGAATACGGCAGGCGTCACGCAATGCCGACGTTCATCCTTGATATCTTCCTGCGCTATTACCGCGTGAACAACCTGACAGAGCCAGTAGCAGATATCACGACCCCGGTAAACGGACTGTATCACTACGTATACGGAGCGACGCCGCTTGAAACCGTACACACGGCAGAGAAACAGCTGCGAAAGCTCACGATACCGCTGAAAGATACAGTCGCATTCCGGGAAACCTACTGGGACAATGTATTGTTCGTTATGCGCGTCCTTGAAAGTGTGAAGGTCCGGGACCTGAAGAAGGCCGGACTACAGCAGGGAATCCGTAACGAACGGTTACGTTTTGCCGATTACCGTAAAACATTGGTACACAGCGTATATAAACAAGCGCTAAAGGCGTCTGAAAGGACGTATAAGGAACTTTCTGTACCGAAACGGGAAAATATACGCGCTGTATCCAAAACGGGGATTAAAACGCAATGGAAGCGTAATCCAGCAGAACAGGCGCGTATCAGCGATAAGGAAACGGCCCGGACGAAGAAAGTCACGGCGGAAGAAATGGCGATGAAGGAACGGCCTATAAAGGCGGTATTCATCAATCCGTGTGAAGTCGTGATACTCGTCGATGATATTACGGCGTCGTTCAACTGGTTCCGTACTGCCCGTGAAACACTGGCCATTGCCGACAGGCAGATAAAGGCCATAGGCGCACGGCGTAAAGAAACGCTGGCAGTGAAGGACCGGCCGTATAAATCTGTCAAGGCAAAAAAGAGTGAAACGTTTGCTATTGCCGGTCGGTATGGTGGCCATCCTGGGAAGGTAGCGGCTGAACGGCTGAGTCTTTCAGACCGGCAGACGAAGAAACTGACGGCAGTACGCAAGGATGCAATCCATGTGAAACCGGTGCTTGCAAAGGCCCTGCGGCGTTCATTCCGGACGGCGATTAAAGCCATAGATGGATATGCCAGCCATGCGAAACCGCTCTATAGCGACCGTGTGAAGCTGACGGACGGGGAAAAGAACATGCTGGCCATCGTCCGCAAGGAAATGATGCATATCACGGAAATATACTGGGATAACGTGTTGTTTCTCATCCATATCACGGAGAACATACGCACAACGGACGCACTGCAAAAGGCGATGTCGGTACAGATGCGCGATTCGTTCCGGTTCCTCGACTGGCTCAGTAAATGCCCGGGATTGAATAAACGGGACAGCGTGGATGTTTCCGAAGGAGAGCGGAAGAAGATAGAGCATGTACTCTATGACAGCCTGAACCTGCTGGACGGACTGCGCCGGGATATGCGCCATATCGTCAGTGAAAAGCTCAAAAGCATGGATGCGCTGTCCCGGTATCTGATGCGGACCATGCAGGAAGGACTGGCCGTTTCTGATGGTATAGGTAAATACGTGAAAAGACCGTTACGCGATGAGATAAGCGTCATAGACGGCTCCAGACGGGCCGTAACCAGTGTGCAGAGTGAATATATATCGGCACTGGATACCGCCGTTAAAAAGGCCATCAGCGTGCAAAATGAGCATATCTACATCGAGGACGGCTTCAAAAGGATGTGGCGTGCTATCAAAGAGTTCAGAGAAGAATTGCAGGCCATCGACGCAATGCACCGGGATATCTACCATACGCAGGATGAACGGATTGCGGTTGCCGATAAAATCCTGATCGCAACGGAAAAGAGCCTGAAAGAAGCCATGGAAACGGAAGAGTCATTCAACCGGACAGCGGCGTTCAAGCGTGGGTTCCGTGATTTGGTATCCGTAGGAGACGGGCTTATCCGGGATGTAGGGAAAAGCCCGACGGAAGATATCGCCATCTATGACGCATTCGTCCGGGCCAGCAATGCATATATCGAGTCGATACAGGTATACAGCGACGTGAAAGACGCGGCAGGCTTTTCCGCTATGGCTGATACACCGCCGATGTACGAAGCATTCACCGACTTCAACGTTGGCGATTATGAGTACGAGAAGGCACTCATGAGACTGCGTGTCATCAGTAATGCGACGCATTCACAGCCGCTATTGTACGACGTATCGCCGCATGTCGATATCGACGATACCGACGATAAAGGACAGGTAGAGATTACCGATACGACGGCGGCAACGAAAGTCTATTACAACAAGCATTACTATAACGCCCCGGAAGTCAATGCCATGGTCAAGGGCAGTACGGGCACGACAACGCCGGTACCGAATATCCTATCAACCGATGGCAACGATGATAAGGGACGGTATTTTGAAATCGAATTACTGAATAGTTCCGGCAACCGCACAACGGGTATCGTCTCGTGGGTTGCGAAAGGATGGTAATATGCAGGAATTTAACAAACTAGCGACAACGGAAGCCGTTAATGTGTACCTGCCGAAATTGGACAATAACGTACAGTCCGTTGCCAGTAACTTCAGCGGTACGTCATTCCCGACAAGCAACCTGCTGGTGGGTATGGTATGCACACGGACAGACGACAATAACGACCGCTATCAGCTCATCAACGACAACCCTGTAACGTGGCAGCTCCTGCCGTCTAAGTCCTATGTAGATGGTGCAGTAAGCGATGCAGTAGGAAAAATCACTACGTATACAGGCGCAACGTCAACGGCAAACGGTACAGGCGGCCTCGTACCGGCACCGACAAAGGGCCAGCAGGGTAGCTATTACCTGTCAGCAGACGGCACCTGGAAACAGGTACAACAGCGGTCGATAAAGCAGGTCATTGATATCGTGCATCCGGTAGGAAGTATCTGGGAAACAACGACGACCGACGACCCCAATACCTTATGGCCCGGTACGAAGTGGGACAAGATGGACGGAGGCCGGGTACTGGTATCGGCTGGCACGTATACCGAAAGCGGTACGACGTATACATACAATTTAGGCGATACAGGCGGTGAAGCAAAGCATCAACTCACCACCGGAGAACTGGCGTCCCACGACCATGATATATCAATTTCTACGACTAATTTAGACGGGTATTTGTCTACAGAAAACACGTATATGAATGGTGGTCCAGGTCACCGTGATGGCGGAGGTATCGTGCAATTAGAAAGTACGTTTAATGCTTATAGGGCGGATGGTGGTAGCGATAAAAGTAACTATATGGGCCGTAATCTGCACATTGCGGCATCTCATGGTCATAGTGCTACAATATCAACCGCCGGTAATAATCAGACGCACGAAAACAGGATGCCTTATACGGTCATTAACAGGTGGAAAAGGACGGCTTAAGCGGTACGTTTCCAGCGATTTACAACGATGTATGGCATACGGTTCTCATGTGCTGTGTTACTGCCGGTGTTAGATGCTGATGCGCTATGACCATGGCTTGCATCAATGTGTAGGTGTTGCCAACAATTTCCTTGGCTTCCTCTTCCTGAATGTGGATACCCGGTAGTTCCAACACTAATGCATCCACTGGCAGTTGAGTTAATACAAGAAAACAGCCCTATGTTATCGTCACTGGCAGTTAAATCGCCGGTAATACTCGTGTTAGAGATTGAAATGTTGTGGTTATGCATCGCAAGTTCCCCGGTGGATAGAAAGGAGTTGATATATTGCAGACTTATTCTGTTGACCTTACCAAAACAGTGAAAGACATTATCCCGGCGATGCAGTCCGCTATGGACTCCACTGCCAGTAATTTCAGCGGTACGACTGCACCAACGCCTAAATTCGTTGGCCAGCAGTACTATGATACCGCCAATAAAAAGCTGTATATCTGCACTGCCATTGCTGATGACGGTACAGGTACATGGACGGATATATTCAGCGATATGGTTGCCGCCGCAAAGAAAGAAGCCTTATCAGAAGCACACCCAGTAGGAAGCTATTATTTCAGTGATAAGCCTACTAACCCCGGTACGCTATTCGGCGGTACGTGGGAAGCCGTGGACCCCGGCAGGACATTGGTAGCACAAGGTACGGCCACGGCGGAAGACGGCACGACTCTCACTTTTACAGCAGGAAATAAGTATGGCGAGTTCAAGCACCAACTCACTGTCGGGGAGTTGCCGAACCATTCTCATACCGTTTATGTTGACCCTAATTTTTGTGCCGTTGGTACTGGCAACAATAACGATTGGAAACAGGCGCTTGCAAACGCAGGAACCCCGGAAAAAGGAGTTTCATATGGCACATATATTGGGGCCGTAGGATATGATTACCATCACAATAATGTATCCCCCGGTGTTGCCGTTTATATTTGGCGTCGTATCAGCTGATTCTATGCCAACAATATACAGCTATTCCAGGTGAAATATTGTTGTGATGCTGATTATCGCCAAAAGATATACTAATAGTCGCTCCATAAGCGTTTTCTGATGAGGCAGACGGGAATTTTACACCACCAACTGAGCTGTGCAATACGCCACTTTCCGCTTGGTCAGTGCCCCATATTACGTAATTTCTGACAGCACCAGATATTTTAGGCAACTCCCCGACAGTCACGCGGTACGCTTCCATATGTACACGGCGATACTAGCGGTTAT